GCATAGAAGATTTTATTGTAGCCGTAGTGACTAAACTAAATGCATCATCTTTGGTGCTAAACATATCAAGTGTCTCTGCTCCAGCTATCGCTAGTGTGGCAAGCGGAGATTTATTAACTGCAGAAATAACTGTATCAATACTAACGAGCTGGAGCTAAAATGAGTCTAACACCAGAAGATTTAGCCTTCTTGAAGAAGATAGGTCAGATCGAAGAAGCACCAAAACCTGCACAAACTAAAGAGAAGGATAAGGAGTAATAATGGCAATTTTCTTAAACAACACAGCTGTAGTAACTTTTAACAGCGTTGATCTATCAGCGTATGTAACAGCCGTAACTATAAACCAAGCATTTGATGAATTAGAAGTCACTGCTATGGGCGATACTGCACACAAGTTTGCTAAGGGACTAGAGGCATCAACAATTACTCTAGACTTCCTTAACGACAATGCTGCAGCAACTGTAATTCCAACACTACGTGCTGCTTACGGTACTACCGTGCCTTTGACAATCAAGCAAGCAAGTGGTGCAACATCTGCTACAAATCCGCTTTACAGCACTACCGTTTTAGTGAATAATCTACAAAACATTAACGGTGCTGTAGGCGATATATCAAACCAAAGCATTACATTTACCTGCAACAGCGTAATATCTGTAGCAGTAGCATAAGGAGCAATAATGGCAAAGCTAAAGATAACAAGGGCTAATGGTGAAGTATCTGAGCATAAGATAACACCAGGTGTCGAGTACGCTTTCGAGTTAAAGTACGGCGCAGGAATTAGTAAAGTCCTACGTGACCACGAACGGCAGACTGAGATTTACTTCTTAGCGCATGAGTGTTTACGTAGGGCTAACGTAACTGTACCTGTGTTTGGTATTGAGTTCATCGACAGTTTAGAAATTGTCGAAGTATTGGATGAAGAAAAAAAATAATACAGCGTGATTCTACGCTCTATGCGATAGCAAGTTTGTCTGTAGAGCTAGGAATTGCGCCTAGTGAGTTCATTGACATGGACGCAGAGATGTTACGGGCTATTGTGCAGGTCTTACAAGATAGAGCAAAGGAGATCAAAAATGCCAGTAGTCGTAAACGGCGTTAGAGAGTTCCTTAAAGCCATAGATCAATTAGATGATGACATGTATAAGAATGTCAAAGCACAGCTTAAAACACCTATGCTAAAAGTAGCAGCATTAACTAAACGAGAGTTTCCAGACAATGCTAATGTATTAAGTGGTTGGACAAAACAAGCACCAGTAGTTGCAGGACAGAAAAAACCTTTTCCTGCTTATGATCAAGGCCAAGCACAGGCTGGCATAAAATATAAATTAGGACCTAATAAGAAAAACAATAAAGGCTATTCTGTTTACAATTATGTAAGCAACGAAAACCGAGCAGGTATGGTATTTGAGTGGGCAGGTAGAAAGAATAGACAAGGCACACTTGGTGGCGCATCACTAAATCCGAATGCAAGCGCAGAGTTTATTGCAGCTTTGCCACCATTAGTAGATGCAACACTTAAAGGATCTGTAGGCCGTAGAGGTCGTAGAAATACTGGTCGTGCGCTTTACAAAGTCTGGGAAAAAGAACAAGGCCCTATCTATGCAAACATAGAAAAAGCACTAAGCGATGCAATTTTTTCTTATTATAAGAAGTTACCTTTAGAGAAAAAAGGTCAAGTATTACAATTTTATAAAGAGCGATCAGCTCGTGGATTTACAGGAGTATAACCGTGCCAACAATTGTAGCCTCGGTACTTAGCACCTTTGATAACAAAGGATTGAAAAAAGGCAAGAAGGAAATATCAGCATTTGATAAAAACCTTAAAGCATTAGGCAAGACTTCTGCCAAAGTATTTGGATCATTAGCCGTAGTAGCATTTGGCAAAAGCGCAGTAAACGCATTTATAGAATCAGAGAAAGCAGCGGCTAAACTACGCACAACAGTTAGCAACTTAGGCTTAGAGTTTGCACAGCCAGGCATAGAAGATTACCTAAAGAATTTATCGCTACAGTTTGGCATAGTAGATGAAAGTTTAATTCCAGGATTTCAACGTTTACTTATAGTAACTAAAGATGTCGCTCAGGCACAGAGTCTATTTAACACTGCGCTTAACATATCAGCAGGCACTGGCAAAGATCTTACGGCTGTATCTACTAGCTTGTCTAAAGCATACCTAGGCGATAACGCAGCACTAGGCAGATTAGGCGTAGGACTAAGCAAGGCACAATTAAAGTCAGCATCTTTCTTAGAAGTACAACGCACCCTTAACACCAATTTTGCAGGTCAAGCAGCCGCAGCTGTAGAGGGCTATGCAGGCAGCATGGCTAAATTAACTGTAGCTGTAGATGAGTCTAAAGAGGCAATAGGCAAGGGCTTATTAGATGCAATAGCAGCACTATCAGGCAGCAACGATATAAATACATTTACTACAAAGATGGTTAATGCAGCTGAAAAAATAGGCAGCGCATTTAGAACTGTTGGCGATGTAATAGGACTACTTAACCCTAACGCAAGTATTAAAGTAGGCAATAAGTTTGTCCGCAGATCCGATGTAATGAATCAGAATCAAGGCGGTTACTCAGGTATTCCAAGTCAGAGAAAAGCAGAAACTAAAGCAATTAAAGATGCTGTTACATTACGTAAGCAAGAAAATACTTTAATAAAGGCTAAGACTGCAGTAGATCAATTACGAGACAAATTTGATGTAGAACGCATAGGACTCACAGCTGCATTAAATGCTGCTACAGACGAAGAAACTAAATTAAGAGTTAGAGCGCAATTAGCAATATTAGATAATAATGAGGCTTTAGCGAAAAAGATACTAGCTGAATTGGCAGCCGCAGATGCTGCTAAAAAGTTTGCTGAAAACTTTACATTTGCATTAGATTCTGTTAAAGCAATGACCGCTAAGATAAATGCGTTTATTGCAAGTATGGGCGTCACGCCACCATCTACAAGCGCAGCACCTACATATTCTTATGCCCTATCTACAGCCCAAGCAACTAATGAGAAAATAGCCGCATTTGAAAACAAAGTCGCACTGGAATCTACAAGAGAATTAAACTCACGCATCAGTGAATTTTTAAGTCAGAATAATGCTCAGCGTTCTTCTTCACAAGCCCCTATGGATATTAAAGTAACTGTAGATGCAGGTGGCGACAGGTTGAGCCAGGCTATAGCAGAAAGCATACAGGTAGCAACTAGGTCAGGTTACTCAACAGTACCTAATGGCTTTATAGCATGACCGTACCAGTAATAAATGCTGTAATCAACTTTAGTACTGGGCCTAGTTTTGCTCAGGCCATGATATTAGATACAGGCATATTAGGCACTAACGTATTAGCCGATAGCGCAGCTGTAATTGTAGATGTGTCTAATCAAGTTAATCGCATCGAAACTAACCGAGGCCGTACTGCACTATCAGATCAATTTCAAACAGGCGCACTTACTTTACGCATAGTAGATCAGTCGGGTGACTTTAACCCAATGAACGTGTCAGGACCCTACTATAATTTATTAACACCTATGAAAAAAGTGCAGATTACTGCAACTTATGGCAGTGTTACTTACCCTATATTTTCAGGATTTATCACAAGTTACGTAACAACATACCCAGATGATTCCGGTGAAGATTTAGCCATGACTACAATACAAGCTGTAGATGCATTTAGATTAGCCCAATTAGCACAGATCAGTACAGTTACAGGTGCTAGTGCTGGCAACTTAGCAGGCACACGTATTAACCAGATATTAGATGAAATTGACTGGCCAGCCACTATGCGTGATGTAGATGCGGGACTTACTACTATGCAGGCAGACCCAGGTACTAACCGCACAGCACTGCAAGCATTAACTACTGTGTCAACGTCTGAGTATGGTGCTTTATATGTAGATGCCACTGGCTCTTTTGTATTCCAAGACAGAGCTTTAACGGCTGCGTCTATTGCTGGCACACCCACGGTATTTGCAGATAACGGCACAGGTATTGTTTATTTTGATGCTAGTTGGATTCTTAACGATGTATTAGTATTTAACAAATCTACTATTACTAGGTCAGGTGGCACAGCACAGGTAGCCTTTAATCAAGCCAGCATAGATAAATATTTCTTACACAGTTACTACTTAGACAACCTACTAATGCAGACCGATGCAGTAGCCCTAGATTATGCCAGGGCTTATACCGCTAGCCGAGCCGAGACAAGCATTCGAGTAGACTCCATAGTCCTAGACCTATACACCTCTAATTACAATACAGGCATAATTGCGGCTTTAGACCTAGACTTCTTTGATCCAATAAAGGTAATCACTACCCAGCCAGGTGGATCTTTGCTAGAGAAGACTTTACAGATTTTTGGTGTAAGAATGAACATAACACCGAATAGTTGGAAAACCACGTTCACGACATTAGAGCCAGTCATAGACGCATTTATCCTAAATGATACGATTTATGGCACTTTAGACTATAATGTCCTAAGTTACTAGGGAGTACAAATGGCAGCAGGTTTAGGTTTTAAGGATTTTGTAACAGGCGAGGTATTAACCGCAGCCGATGTAGATGGCTATTTAATGCAAGGTGTCTGGGTGTTTGCCAGTGCCGCTGCTAGAGATGCAGCTGTAACTTCACCACAAGAAGGTAACTTTGCTTATCTTAAAGATACAAATGTAACAACATATTACACTGGCAGTGCTTGGGCTAATTTAGATACAACCGGCATGACTAACCCAATGACCACTACAGGCGACACTATTTATTCTTCTAGTGGTTCAACACCAGCTAGATTAGGAATTGGAAGCACAGGACAAGTCCTCACAGTTGCAGCAGGAATACCTAGTTGGGCTACGCCTGCAGGTGGATCTACTTATGCTGGTGCAGATGTTTCTTCAACTGCTACACAAAGCTTAGCAAACAATACTGCAGTAGCTATCAATTTTGATACTGAGCAGTTTGACGTTGGTGGATACCACGATAATGTTACAAATAATTCTAGGCTAACTGTGCCATCAGGCAAAGCAGGTTACTATCAAATAAATGCTAGCATTAACTTTGCATCTAACTCTACTGGTTTACGCTATGCCATATTAAATAAAAATGGTACAGGTATTGGTTATGTAACTAGAACATCTGCTATTAGCGGCTCACAAATGTGGACAAGTGTAAGTGGTACTGCTTATGGCGCAGTAGGTGATTATTTTACTGTTGATGGTTTTCAGAGTTCAGGCGGATCATTGAACAGTGGTGGTTCATATTTCAGCGCATCATTCTTAGGAGCATAAATGACTTTATATAATGATTTAATTGCAGTCTATCCAGAGTTAACAGATGCAGATTTTGACCCAAAAACAGGTAATGTAAATCTTAAAGATGATGGTGATGGAGTTGTTTATATTTCTAAATGGGAATATAGCCAACCAATTCCAAAAGGATTAAAACTAGGCAAGCCAAAGTCTTAGTAATGAAACCATGGCTATGTGCAGCTGGTGTGCAGTTACGAGATCAGATTGATACCTGGTACCCAGATCGTCGCTCTACCTCTGATGGGTGGTTGGGTGATGCTCGTCATTCCGCCACAAAATCGGATCATAATCCAGATGCAGACGGGTGTGTACGAGCCATTGATGTTGATTCTCGCTTGGATTCATCCGAAGGGATCTCAGTATATTTGGCTGACCAAATCAGAAAGTGTGGTAAAACCGATAAGCGCATATCTTACGTAATACATAATGGCATGATTGCTAGCAAGATACTTAATTTTAAGTGGCGTAAGTACAAGGGCTTTAACAAACACACAAAGCATATACATATCAGCTTTACAAAGTTAGGCGATAAAGATAGCAAGCCGTTTGATATACCACTACTAGGGGGTAACATATGAAAATAAGCAATAAGCAGAAAGCAATACTTAAATCATACTTTAGGGGTGTGCTTGTATCATTCTTAACATTCTTAGCTAGTAATGAGCTAGGATTAGATCCAGTAGTGTCTGTAGTTATTGCAGCATTAGCAGGACCGGCAGCTAGGGCTTTAGACAAATCCGACAGTGCTTATGGCATCGGTGCAGATGAAGCATGACCCCTACAGAATGGGCTGGCTTTGGCGCTGGCGTTATAGCTGTGCTATCAGGCGGTCTAATCGGATTACGTTTTATAGTTAAAGGTTGGCTTAACGAATTACGTCCTAATGGTGGACAAAGCATGAAAGATCAATTAACTAGATTAGAGCAGCGTGTTGATGATCTATATTCTCTAATGTGTAAGCGACAATAGTAGTATGGCTGATACAAGACGTAAGCGTAAGAAAATAAATAAGCGCATTGTGCGTAAGTCACCTGAGCCATTATCTAAACTAGATCAGCATTATATTGCTATGAATGAGATCTATAAGGCTGCACGTAAGGCTGGTTTTAGTGAGAGTTGTAGCTTGTATTTTGTATCAGATAGAGCGACTATGCCAGACTGGGTTATTGGTGATGGCGGCATCATACCTAGTATCGATCCTACGGAAGAAGATGACGATTAGGTGGCTTGTAATATCAGATTTACAAATCCCATACCATCATGAGCAGGCAGTTAAGAATGTCATTAAACTTGCAAGACGTGAAAAGTTTGATGAGGTTTTGGTGGTTGGGGATGAAATTGATTTTCAGACAATTTCTAAATGGAGTGAAGGCACACCCCTTGCTTACAGTCAGACTCTTAATGAAGATCGTGCAGCTTGTCAAGATATTTTATGGGATGTTACCGAGTACAGCAAAAAGGCTAGTGTTATCCGTAGTAATCATACTGATCGCCTTTATAATACTTTATTAAAAGCACCTGGCCTTATTGGTTTACCAGAGTTGCAATACCCTAAGTTTATGGACTTTGCATCTATGGGCATTGATTACTACAAAACGGCTTATGAGTTTCACCCTGGCTGGGTATTAGCACATGGCGATGAAGGCAGCATGAGTCAGCATGCAGGCATCACAGCTCTTAACCTTGCTAAAAAATGGGGCAAATCGGTCATCGCAGGACATAGTCATAGGCTGGGCATGAGTGCCTATACAGAAGCCATAGGAAGCCATTACAGACCCTTATATGGGGTTGAGGTAGGTAATCTAATGGATAGAAAAAAAGCCTCTTATATCCGCTATGGAAGCGCGAATTGGCAGATGGGTATTGCTATACTAGAAGCCGTAGGAAAGACGCTAACACCCACGTTAGTGCCTATCTCAAAGGATGGCTCATTTACAGCTCTAGGGCGGTATTACGGGTAACATCGTTACCTAATCGTTATACAAACTACGCCCTAAATAATCCACAAAGTCGTACACACATGTCACACTATTGCTATGCCACAAATTGTGGTATGGAAAGTAGGGCTACATGATTGCAACAACAGCACCATGGATAGTGCTTTATAGCGTCCTTGGTTATTTTATTGCTTGGGGCGTTTACGAAACAATTAAAGATAATGCATTCCAGTCAGGTTATTGGAAAGGTCGTAAAGACGGCTACGACATGCACCGTAGGATCACAGATAGCAAAATTGATGCCAACAACAACTGAGCAGTTATTTGATAATGTCATCAAAACTATTCATGAGAGAGGTGTCCGCTATGGGCATCCAATTACAAACCACAAGAGGATTGCCGAACTGTGGAGTGCATATTTGGGTTATCCAATACAACCAAACGAAGCTGCAATTTGTATGGCGTTGGTCAAGATCAGCCGGCAAGCTGAAGATCCTGCGTACCTTGACAATTACGAGGATGCAATTGCCTACTTATCAATTGGTAAAAGCATTACAGATGCAATGCAAGACGACACCCATGATTGGAAAGACTAATGGCATTTAACCTGGCAGATTATGAAACAGTCGAGAGCCGACTAGAAAAATGGTGGAAGGATTACCCAGATGGAAGAGTGGGAACAAAGATTGAGCAGGCCACAGACACTAGATACATTGTTAGTGCTGAATTATATAAAACGGAAGCCGATGCGAAACCATGTGCGACTGGACTTGCTAGTGAGAGCATTTCTGATCGCGGTGTTAATTCAACTTCTGCATTGGAAAACTGCGAGACTTCAGCGATCGGCCGTGCGCTTGCAAACGCGGGTTACGCGGCTAAGGGCAAACGTGCTAGCAGAGAAGAAATGAATAAAGTGGTGCAGTTACAAGCTGTGCCACAAACATTTTCTGTAGATCGCACAGAGCCGTTGCAACTAAGTAATGAGGATTGGGTTAAGGCTGCAAGTGTTACACAACCTAAAGCACCACCGGAGTGCTGTGCTAAAGGCATGAGTTTAAAAACTGGTCTCACGAAAACTACACAGAAACCATATTACGGCTATGTATGTTTAGATAACATCAAAGAGCATGCAGTCTGGGCTAAGCAAGATGCCACAGGTGCATGGTTTTTTCCACAAGGAAAGGAGGAATAATGGGATTTATTGAAGTTAGAAATGGTTCAGGCTTTACATTACGAATGGAAAACGATAAAGAAAGCCTAAACCTTAGCACCGATACATGTGTATCGTGTAATGATGACAGGTTATTACATGATGGACAGTATTTGGTTTGCTCTCAGTGCCACTGCAGGCAATAAGAAAGGGGATTTTATCACATGTACACAAAGTTTAAGTGTAATGGCTGTGATCGTAAGACTGAGTTCTTATGGCTTGAGCAGCTAGATACGCCTGAAGGATTTAAGGCTTATCAGTGTATGGATTGTGGTTGTGTTGGCGTTAAGAATATAGCTGAGGCTTTACATATACCGGACAGTAACTTAGATAGATGCAAGCAGTGTGGTGGCTGGCAATTTATTGGTACTGGTTGCCACACTTGTGCATTGATAGGGGCTCAATAATGGATGCTGGTTATGCAGAAACTTGGTTAGAGACGGATGATTTACGCATTATGACTTGCCGTCTGACCTGCGGTTATGTTAATTGATTTGACAACGCATGCTACCCTGAAGAAGCGTTCGATCTTAAATCGAAAAGCTGAGTCGCCAACGGCTAGACTCGGAAGGCGCAGAGTTTGGCCGACCTTTATGTTAATTGCATTTATCAGTTGCTTTTTAAAAGATTATTCCGTTGCTAAAGAAACTACGAATCATTACCGTCAATGGGCATTTATACAGCTTAACGACATAGATCAGTTCTACTGTTTAGATGAGTTAAACTACAAAGAATCTAGATGGAATCCTAATGCTAAGAATGGTAGTCATTATGGTATACCACAAGGTAGATCTAAGTACCTATCTAAAGTAGATGGATATAAGCAGATAGATTGGCAACTTAAGTACATAGAGAAGCGATACTCTAATCCTTGTAATGCACTTGCTCATCATAAGATTAAGGGTTGGTATTGAGTCGTAAAGCAATAAGCACAGGTAAGTGGAAGAAGCTAAGACTTACAATACTTGACAGAGATGGCAGACAATGTGCGGTGTGCAATAAGCCAGGCGATACCGTAGACCACATTATACCTAGAGTTAAAGGTGGCGACATGTGGGCTAGTGATAATTTACAAGTACTGTGCAAGTCATGTAACAGCTCTAAAGGCGGTCGTTTTTTTAGCCACAAGGCGACA